AAGAATGGTTGGCACCTCTGCTTCTTCCCTTGGTATAAGCACAAAAACTACAGCAAGAAAAGCCGCTTTCATCTGGATAGTGTGCCTGATATGTCTGAAGAAGAAGAAGAGATGATGGAAGAATATGGCCTGACCAAAGCACAGATGTATTGGCGTCGGACCAAGATTAATTCATTAGGTATAGAAAAATTTAGGCGTGAGTTTCCCAGTAACATTGACGAAGCCTTTCTCAGCAGTTCCAATCTTTTCTTTCCTACCGATGTTATTGATAGTATAGACTTGATTGACACAGGTAGAGGACCAGACCATTACTACACAGAAGCGCGTGGTGATGACCAATATGCAATGGGTGTTGATGTGGCTTCAGGTGCAGGTGGTGATTATAGCACCATTACTGTTGTTAGCCGCACCACAATGCAACCGGTCTATCATTACCGCAGTAACACCATACTACCTCACGATTTTGCCGACGTTGTATGGGAGAAGTATTGGGAGTTTAACGAACCTATTACCATAGTGGAGCAAAACGGAGTTGGAGAAGTTATCATAGGCCGTCTCAGAGAATGGAAACTACGTAACATCTACAAAGATAAGAATGGTAAGTTTTGGAGAACTAATAAACACAACAAGATAGCTATATATGACCACCTTAGGGATATGCTTTGTAATGAGCAAATAGGTTGTATAAGTAAATTGTTATGGAGTGAGCTACGCACTGTTGAAATTACAGAGAACGGTGTGCCCAATGCTATGCAAAAAGGCACGCACGACGATATAATTATTAGCACTGCGCTGGCATTATGGATATGTAAAATAAAGCCAGCACCCAGTTTTTTTGCTGTAAGGCGTGATATGATAGAAGAATTTAAAAAGCAGACAAAAGCTCGTAGAATAAAAGCAAAGGGTCCATTGCCGTGGTCACCAGCAGGAGGATATTGATATGGCAAGATATAACGTTACACCAGGTGTCCTATCTCAGGTTGTGCAAGCGCACAAGAGATATTGGGACGACCAAAAACGTGATATGTTTAAATATAAACGTGCCTATGAATGTAAGTTTTGGGATGATTTAAATGCCAATGATGGCATTACAGTTCAGACTTCAGATGGATATGGCTACATTGAGAGCTTTATAAGCTCGTTATTCACCAAGAACCCAGGGGTTGTTGTTAAGAACGGCTTGAAAGGGACAGGCGATACCAAGAAAGCACAGGCATTAGCCAATGATTTTCTTACCAGACAACGCCAACCAGTAGAAGATGCGTCTCGTTTGGCTCTAATTTACCCTAATAGTTACATCAAGATGTTTCCAAAGGATGACCCAAACCTCTACAACCGTGTTGATTTAACACCTGTAGCACCTTGGAATGTTATTGCTGATAGAGATGCACTACGTTGGGAAGATAGCCGTTATGTAGGTCACATATATTATATGTCTTTACCTGCAGCAGAAGCACGCTTTGGTAATAAGCAATATACAGGCGTAAGATATGAGCAGTATTTTGACGGTTATATGAGTGAAGACCACGAAGATTATGAACAATCAGATGTAGATAGTGATGCTAAGATGTTTAAATACATTGAAGTTGTAGAATTCTATGATTTGCAAAACGATATGTTGTATTTTTATTCCGAACAATGGTCACAAACCAAGTTTCTTGACAAATCACCTATACCTTTCAGGGATGCAGATAACAATCCAGTTGTTCCAGTTATCCCTCTTTTCTTCAATAGGTTGCCTGATAGACCAATGGTTGGTTACTCAGCAATGTCCAGAATATATGACCAGTTATTTGAAATTAATATGATAAGAACCTTTCAGGCTAATGCAGTTCGTAAGGCTTCACGTCAATATATTGTAAAGAAAGGGGTGTTGGATGAAGAACAGATTGCACAAATTACAAGCGGCATTGATGGTTTATTTGTTGAAATTGACGATGATGACCTTGCTGGTGCTATTCGTCCTCTACCTCAAAATCCCACCCCACCAGAATTAGAAGTATATTACAGGCAGGTGCAAGATGACAAAGACAAAGGTAGCATATTGGCCCCATTCACTCGTGGTGAAAGCACTCGAGCCTCAGCAACTGAAATCGCTGCTTTGGCTGCATACACAAGCACGGAAGTTGGCCGACTTGCGAGAGAAAGAGACCAAACAATTGAAAAAATAGCAAAGGTGTATTTATCAATGATTACATTATATCTTGATGAAGACAACATAAGAGACTTGGTGTTTGTTGATGCCAAGCCTGTTGTTATTACACCTGAAGATTTAAACGAAAACTTTTACGTATTTGCAGTTGATGCTGCTTCTACACCTATTTCAGAAACAGTTCGTAAGCGTGAATTTATACAGTCTATCCCGTTGTTACAAGGATTAGGCGTTCCGCAAACGACGTTGGTCAAGGAGTTAATCCAAACACTTGGCCTACCTGATTATATAGTGGAAGAAACACTAACTGCTATCGAACAACAGCAACAAATCGCAGCACAACAACAAGCTGCAGCTTTGGGTGGTAACGTGACAGCGGCGGATGCAGGAGCCGTCGAAGTCGGGCAAGATGCTCGTGAAGCAATTCAGCAAACTGCACAACAAGTGGCACCAATAGGGCCAGCTAATCTCGGATTGCGAGGCAGGAGAAGCGTATAATGATGTATGGATTTGCTTGTGGTAATTGTGGCCACAAAATTGATGCAATGACGCGTATAAGCTATGATAGTGAAATGCGCACAAGACTATTTAACAAAGAATTAACATTTGATAGTGATGAATTTATGGCACACGTCAAATCAAGAAGCGACCACTACTCAGGTGATGATTACTTTGAGGATAGTATAGCAGAATGGTGGGATAATGGTTGTCCCAGGTGTGGTGAAAAATGCAAAGTAAAGGGCGCAATAAGTGTTCCAGCAAGGCACAGCAGTTGGGAAAGCACAGGAAAATATGGTGTAAATGGCACATACAACAAGGGACTTGGTTGTGTGGTGTATTCGGATGCCGATATGAGAAAAAAGGCAAAAGCACGAGGACTAATACCAGCAGATGAGTTAAGTGGTGGTGATACAGCTTGGTCAAATATGGTTGATGATAGCTTTAATTACCAAGTTAAACAAGCAGAATTGCACGAAAAAGCTATGGCAAAGATGAAAGATAGTATAAATGAACACGGTGATGATGGACGCGCCATAGCTGATGCATTTACCGTAGAACATATGAAAGAAACAGGAGCATTGAGTAATGATGCAGCAGAGTAATTTACACATACCTATTTATCATTGCTTGCGTTGCAACTTTAAGTTTCAAGCAGACAAACCGGTTTGCCACCTTTGTGGTAAGTCAGACAAAATAAAAAAATTAACTAAATAATTTTTCATAATATATATTAATATTGGAGAACATAATGGCCGAAGAAAGAGATGAGATGACAATGGAACTTATGGAACGTGAGAAACCATTGGAAAAACCAGAAGATATGGATGAGATGGCAGCACAAGCCGACAAATTAGAAGGTATGATGTTTCAGGCAATCGCACCAGAAGGTGAGTTTAGTGCAAGTGCAACAAATACTTTTATCAAAGGACTGAATGAAGCACTTAAATTATTTCCAGGTGCAGAACCTATTGAACAAGTAACAGAAAGAATTGATGGTGCAATGCCAGAAGCTGTTAGTCGTGCACTTGGTATGGTTCTTTCAGCTTATAGTGATTACTCAGGCGAAGAGCAAATTGCAATGTCTGAGATTAATAACGATAGAGATTTAAAAGAAATGGCAGGTAAATTACTTGCATACAGCAAAGACAAAGCATTTCGTGCTTTTCTTGCAAAACCAATGGGTGAAGATGATATGAGAATTGATGCCATCAAGGTAGAAGTCGATACATCAGGACCAGCACCTCAAGCACCAGAAGGTGAAGAAGAGGATTTTTTAATGTCACGTATGTCATAGGAGGCAATAATGAGTGATGAAATCAGCAACACGGCTATAGAAGCCACTGCTGATACAGTCGAAGCAACAGCAGAAACAGTATCAGGAGAAAAAGAAAAAAATTATGACCTTTCA